CTGCCCATATGTTCCGCTACAGATGGTACGCGCTGTTGGTGAAAACACCTTCCAGCCAAAGATCGGATTCAAGACCCGCTACGGCATGGTCAACAATCCGTTCGTTCTTGGAACCAACAATCAGCCAATCGCTGATGTTGATGCTTCAAGCGCAACTCGTAGCAACCAGTACTACCGTGTCGTTAAGGTCAACAACCTCTTCTGATACAGAGTACGCATCAAGTTACCCCCACACTTGGAATGGGAGCGGCAGAAATGCCGCTCCTGTTCTTTTACATCTAAATACATTTTGGAGGCATCATGTACGAAATTCCTGCTGAACCATCTGCTGGCATCTTGGGGGAAATGCCAACCAATACCAATCTTGCTAATCCTACAAACTTCAAGTTCAGTTTGAAGCGTGTGCCTTTGCTTCCATACTTTTGTACAAGCGTATCGTTACCAGGTTGGGCGAATCCTACAGTCAATGTACCTACAGGGTTTCCTGGCGGAAGATCAACATTCAAGGCAAGCACCGAAGCGGTCAATCACGGCGAAGCAACATTCAAGTTTCTGATCAATGAAGATATGTCAAACTACAATTCATTGGTTACTTGGTCTAAAGAATGTGCAGGACTAAACGATTTCACTACTGTAAAATCTGCAAGAGGCGAAACCGTGTCGTGGCGAAATTGGATGTCCGAAGAAGGCTATCTTGTTGTATTGACCAATCGTAAGAAGCCCATATTCCGAATTACTTTTCGTGGTCTTTTCCCTACCAATGTGAGCGAGTTGGCATTCAAAACAAATGACACAGATGTGTCTCCAATGGTTGCAACTGTTAACATGGCATTCACTTACTACACTTACGAGAATCTAACAAACGCATGAGCCTAGAATCTGACAAAATCTATACGGAAAAAGATTACGGTGTCGCTGACCGTACAACTGTTGGTGCGGTTGACAGCAAACCGAACACCAATCTTGCATATCCTACCAATTTTCTTTTCTCATTGCGAAAGTTGCCAAGCATGACCTATTTCATTCAGGAGTTCACTCTTCCTGAATGCGGTGCTGATCCTCTAACTTCGGAATATGCAATTGGTCCTACTGTCAAGTTTCCAAAATCATCATTTAGTTTTGGTTCGCTGACTGTAAAGTTCCTCATCAATGAGGATTTTTCAAACTACTTCTCAATTGTCAATTGGATGCTTGATAATACAGGTTATCAAGATTTCATTACCAAACAAAATTATAATGAAGGCGCATCCGAAGAGGGTTCGCTCATATTGCTGACCAACAAAAAGAACGCATATCGAAAGATTGATTTTAAAGGCTTGATCCCTGTCGATCTATCAGGTCTTGAATTTGCAAATGATGTAACCGACATCACTACGATGGTGGCAACTGCCAAATTTTCGGTTTCAGGTTATACGACAACAAACCTTTGACTTTCATTGCGGGGGTGATATACTATGACCACTATGCATCTTGACAAGATTAAAGAGATGGCAGAGAAAGATCTGCCGATTGACGATACTGAGTTGGGTAGCGAATCTGTACGCATTCCGCAGTTGCACAACAAGTATCTCGTAATCTTCCATGACGAACGCCTAGCCCTACGCAAGGCACAGGCTGACTACAGGACGCTTCGCCGTGATAAGTGGGAATACTACACAGGCAAGATGTCACAAGAGCGTTTGGATGAATTGGGATGGGAACCGTTCCAATCCAAGATCCTTCGCAACGATCTTGAGATCTACATGGATTCCGATAAGCAACTCTCCGATCTACAGTCCAAGATTGAGTATCAGCAGGAGAAGGTTGACTACCTAGAAGGCATCCTCAAGGGAATCGCCCAACGCCATTGGGTGATTCGGAACAGCATTGAATGGCGAAAGTTCACGAACGGCATCGTCTAAAACAACCTCATAAGGCAACCCTAAATAATGGGATGCCCGAGATTGTCGTTCATAGACATAACACGGTCTACACCCGTTTATCATGCGAACCTGCGATTGCCCGTGAGATTCAGGAATACTTCACCTTTGAAGTTCCGAACGCAAGATTCACCCCCGCATTCCGCAATCGTCATTGGGACGGTAAGATCAGAATGTTCCAACCAAGGAACGGGCTGTTGTATGTCGGTCTCCTTGACTACCTAGCGCAGTTCTGCGAAGAGCGCAAGTATCATCTTGCAGTTGACCATAAACTCATCAATCCTGTGGAGCCTTGCACACGCGAGGATTGTGTCAGCAAGATCATCAAGGGTTTGAATCTGTCTGCACGGGGCGAGGCAATTGAACCCCATGAGCATCAGATAGATGCCATTCATCATGCCCTGAATACAAACCGCTGCCTTCTGCTGTCGCCTACTGCTAGCGGCAAGAGCCTGATCATCTATGTCCTTGCACGATTTTATGCAGATCTCTTGCATCTAGCGGATTCTAATAAAGAAGAGCAACGAAGAGTATTGATCGTTGTTCCAAGCATTTCACTTGTAACACAACTTTTCAACGATTTCAAGGATTACTCCGCAAATGACACATTCGGATGGAATGTCAACGATTTTGTCCACAAAGTGTTTGGCGGTGAGGAAAAAGACGATCCAAACAAGCAAATAGTCATCACTACTTGGCAGTCCATTTATAAGATGCCCAAGGAATACTTTGATCAGTTTGGTGCCGTGATCGGTGACGAGGCTCACCTGTTCAAGGCGGCTAGCCTGACAAGCATAATGACAAAGTTGACCAACTGCCCGTATCGTATTGCACTTACAGGCACACTAGATGGAACACAGACTCACAAGTTGGCAATTGAAGGTCTGTTTGGTCCTGTCAAGCAAGTCACGACAACCAAGGATCTGATGGAGAAGAAGTTGCTCTCCAATCTTGAGATTGACTGCATTCTCCTGACCTATCCTGACGAGATCAGTAAGACTGTTGCAGGACTCCCTTATCAAGAGGAGATTGATTGGATTGTCTCTTGCGATGGACGCAATTCGCTCATTTCAAAACTAGCCTGTTCCACGAAAGGCAACACGCTTGTTCTCTTTCAGTTTGTTGAGAAGCACGGCAAGCCACTCTTTGAGAAAATAAAGACTGATGCAGGGGATACTCGTAAGGTCTTCTATGTGTCGGGCGAGACTGATGGTGAAGTTCGTGAAGACATTCGTCAAATCACGGAGCAAGAAGACAATGCCATCATTGTTGCTTCCTATGGCACATTCTCAACAGGCATCAACATTCGGTCTCTACGAAACATCATCTTTGCTTCTCCATCCAAGAGCCGTATTCGTGTCTTGCAGAGCATTGGTCGCCAACTCCGCAAATCCGAGCGCAAGGACAAGGCTAGACTTTATGATATTGCAGATGACTTGCATTGGAAGTCAAAGAAGAATCACACGCTGAAGCACTTCATTGAAAGAGTGAAAATCTACAACGAAGAATCGTTTGAATATAAGATGGTGAAGATTCCGATCAAGGAGGTTCTATGATTCAGTTCTCAAAAGAAGGATCCCCTCCCGCTACCAAGATTGTTCGCTTGCGTAACGGAGAAACTCTGATTGCAACTATTCAAGGAATTGGAGATGATTACATCTTTGAACGACCGATGACTGTTGTATCTGTTCCTGCTACGGATAGAAATGGCAAGGTTGCCAAGATTGGGGTCTACCTCAAGGATTGGATTGATTACACGAACGATACATACTTTGTCGTTCCAAGGGATATAGTCATCTGCACCGCAGAACCGGATACGAAGATGTATGCAGACTACATTGAGGCAAAGATTCATTCGGATCTTCAGAAGGCTCAAGATGAGTTGCAACAGGTGATGCAGGAATACATCAAGCAAGCACCATTTCCTCTGGTGGAAATGGCAGAAGAAGATGACAAATCAGCAGAGAGTGGGTATACTGCCAAACCTACCAATGAAGAAGAACAATATGAGGGTGATGAAGGGGACGAGGATGACGGACTACCGTGGTGGAAAGGTAACCCTCGTATACGGTTCTGATACCTACTTAAGTAACTATAGAACCTTTCATTTCATACTGGACACCGGTATTTATGACCAACTGATTGAGCCAAGCAATAATTATTCTGGATTATGGAGAAAATAATGAGTAAGAAAAACGCGCATTACATTGACAACAAGAAGTTTTTAGAAGAGATAACACAGCACCGCAAGATAGTTAATAAGGCAAAGAAGGAAGGCACAAAGCCACCTGGCGTAAGCAATTACATTGGTCAATGCTTTTTAGACATTGCAAACAACCTAGCCAAGAAGCCTAATTTTACAAACTACAGTTTTAAAGAAGAGATGGTGGGAGATGCAGTTGAAAATTGCATCATGTATGCCACCAACTTTGATCCCAAGAAATCAACCAACCCATTCGCCTTCTTCACGCAGATCACCTTCTATGCCTTCCTACGGCGCATACAGAAGGAGAAGAAGCAACTCTACATCAAGTTGAAGTGCTTTGAGGACAACGATCCAACAGGCAAGTTTAGAAACTGGATGGATGAAGGCAAAGTTGAAACTTCATCAGAGGAGATTGCAGAGATCATCGGTCTTTCGGAAACCGACATGGCAAACTTCAATAAAGAGAAGAAGAACAAACTCAAGAAGAAGCGCAAGCGCAAGACCAGCAAAACCGGCAACAATGTGCTTGACGGGTTCATGGACGAGTGATACACTCTACGCAATGAAAATCGCAATCATCACGGATACGCACTTTGGCGCACGGTCGGATTCCCCGATCTTCCTGCACCATTTCTTCAAGTTTACGGACGAGGTGTTCTTGCCGTACTTGAAGAAGAATAAGATTGATACCGTGTTTCATTTGGGCGATCTGCTTGATCGGCGCAAGTTCATCAACTTCGCCACGCTGAATGAGGTTCGCAAGCGTTTCATACAACCTCTTGTTTCCAATCATAAGGTGTATGCAATCCTTGGCAATCACGATGTCTACTTCAAGAACACAAACCAAGTCAATTCCATGCGCGAGTTGTTTCACAATGACTTTGGTGACGGTCTCTTGGAGCAGCCAACGGTTCTTGAGTTTGATGGAGTGAAGATTGCTTTTGTTCCTTGGATCACGAAGGACAACAACGATGAGTGCATGGCATTCATTGAGAAGGCTGTGAAGAACAAGGTTCCTTTTCTCATGGGTCACTTGGAACTCACAGGCTATGAAGTCATGCGTGGAGTGAAGCATGAAGACGGAATGGATCCTGCGATTTTCAAGGATTTTGAAGCGGTCTTCAGCGGTCACTTCCACCAAAAGCACAGCCGTGGGAATGTGAACTATCTCGGCACTCCATATCAGATTACATTTGCTGATCTCAATGAGCCAAAGGGTTTCCATGTATTTGACACCGATAATCGGACGCTTGAATACATTCGCAACCCACTCACTATTTTTACACAACTCATCTATGACGATGAACAGGAGGATTATACCTCTTGTGACTTGGATAGATACAAGCACACATTCGTTCGTGTGGTAGTTCGTAAGAAGACCAATCCCGTGATGTTTGATACGCTGATTGATAGACTCACAAACATCGGAGTCTATGGAGCAACGGTGATTGAGGACAAGGAGATGGGCATCACTCTCACAGAACAAGTTGATGTTGCTCAAGACACTCTGTCCATCATCAATAATGAGATTGACCAACTGAAAGTCGGCAATCCAAACAAACTCAAGACCATTCTTAAAGAACTATATTTGGAATCACTTTACGCTTAAGGAGCATTATTACTATGTCACTACCAATTAAACTAGTCGGACTACATGGCGGCGAACAACTCATTGCACAGATTGTCAAGGATGATTATGCCAATGGCATGGTTACCGTCAAGAATCCTGCAATTCTCATCCCCGCAGGACAGGGCAAGTTGGCTCTTGTTCCGTGGCTACCATACACCGATGCAGAGAACGGCATCACCACTCGCGGTGTAAACTTCATCGTTGATCCGCAGGAATCCCTGCTCAATGAATACAACACAGGATTTGTGTCGGGTCTGATCGTTCCTTCCAAGAAGGTTGAAGCAGCACCTTCAGGTCTCAAACTAACAACATAAAGAAAGGAGGCTCCAATGGAAGTCATTCAAAACGCCCTTGGAACTTTCTTCTACACGGTAGTCGTTTTCATCGCAGGCGCGGTGATCGGCGTACCGCTGTGGAAGTGGGTTTCGCCCAAGTTGCCTTGGAATAAGTGATTATTCCCGTGAGTATTGTCCCTGTAGGGAGCGATTGTATACATGATTAAGTTCAAGAAATTGAGATGGCGAAATCTGCTCTCTACAGGGCAGTACTTCACGGAGATTAATCTCGTTAAAGCAGACACCACGCTGATATGTGGTGAGAACGGCGCAGGAAAATCCACGATGTTGGATGCCCTGTGCTTTGTTCTTTTTGGTAAGCCTTATCGCAACATCAACATCCCGCAGTTGGTCAACACGATCAATCAAAAGGATTGCGTGGTTGAGATTGAGTTTGCGATTGGTCAAGATGAGTACAAAGTCATTCGTGGCTTGTCACCAAAGGTATTTGAAGTTTATAAGAATGCCAAGTTGATAGATCAAGATGCCAAGAGCAAGGACTATCAGCGGATGTTTGAGGAACAGATCCTGCGAATGACCTACAAGTCGTTCTGTCAGGTTATCATCCTTGGTTCTGCAAACTATGTTCCGTTCATGCGATTGACTGCTGCCGAACGCAGATCAATCGTAGAAACCATTCTTGACATCAATGTGTTCAGCACCATGAACACTTTGCTCAAGGGCAAGGTATCTCAAAGCCGCGAGGAATTGACGGAAGTAGAAAGCAAGTTGTCAGTCATCAAGGAGCGCATCGCACTTCAGAAGAAGTATATGGATGAGCGAACCAAAGATGAGAATGACTTGGCACAGAAGTATGAGGATGAGATCAAGGAGGCAGAGGATAAGGCTGCTGTTCTTGAGGAAGAGATATCAGTTCTGCGCGAGAAGATTGAATTTCACCTTGGCGAAATTGACGATAAAGAAACGGTAGACAAGACCAAGAACAATCTTGAGTCTGTTCAGCGGCAGTTGAACAGCAAGACCAAGAACTTGAATTCAAGTGTGGACTTCTACGAGAAGAACGATACTTGTCCAACCTGCACACAGCACATTGAGCAGGAGTTCAAGGATTCAATGGTTGCCTCGCTGAACACAAAGAAGCAAGAAGTGGAAAAGGCAATCAATGATATCAATACATCCCTATCAGATACAAACAAGCGATTGGAAAAGATTGCAGGAATCATTCGGGTATTGAAGGTAACCGAAGGTGCGATTCAGGAGCGCAAGTCCGATCTATCAGGACATAAGAAGTTCGTTGAGAAGACCAAGCAGAAACTGCAAGAGTCCAAGAACAACAAGAAGGATGATACCAAGGAGCAGGAAGCCCTTGCGGTGCTTGCCAAGGAAGAAGAAGACAACATTGGTAACCGCAAGGAAATCGTGGACACACAGCACTACTATGGTATTGCTGCGACTCTTCTCAAGGACAGCGGTATCAAAAGTCGTATCATCAAGCACTACATTCCCATCATCAACAAGGTAATCAATCAATACCTTACGCAGATGGGTCTGTTTGTAAATTTCAACTTGGACGAAGAGTTCAATGAGACCATCTTGAGCCGTCACCGCGACTCCTTTACCTACGCCTCATTCAGCGAGGGAGAGAAGAAGAAGATTGACTTGGCTCTTCTGTTTGCATGGAGAACGATTGCACAGATGAAGAACTCTGTGTCAACCAATCTCCTGATTCTTGACGAGGTGCTTGATGGAAGCCTTGACGATGCTGCCTGTGAATCATTCCTTGATATTCTCAAGGGAATGGACGAGAACACAAATGTGTTCGTCATCAGTCACAAGCCAAAGGAACTGCTTGAATCAAAGTTCAGCAGAATCCTGACCTTCGTCAAGAAGAACAATTTCAGCGGGATTGCAAACAGTAAGGTTTAAAGAATTTTGTCCTGAATCATTGCTTGGATTACGCTAGCGGTGACTCCACGAAGAGCCTTGCGGTAACCCATAGACTGATGAATCAGATCAAACTTCCCACCGCCAGCATCGGCAACCTTGTAGACTTCGCCCTTGACAACGCTGCCACCAGTTACTCTCTTGTCCTGCTTGGCACGAAGGCTCATTCCTGCCTTGATTGCGGGAGCGGCTTCGTTAACTTCGGTTTCCTCGTTGTTGGCTAATGCAGCCTTGTTGTCGGCAAGTTTCACGGTGACCATGTGCTTCTTGCTAGCAGGAGCCTTGAACATCTCAATAGCCTTGAGTTGAGCCTTGTATGAAGTCTCTGCCTGAACAGTCATCTTCTTACCATTGTAGAAGGCAATGTAGTTGTTCATTGCTTCGGTGACTTCTGTTTCTTCCTTCTTTGCACGAAGAGCCTTGAAGTCATGGGCATCTAGTTTGCCGTTCTTGTTGACATCAAGTTTCTTCTGACCACCAACGAGAGGCTTGGCTTCGTCAACCTGTTCAACTTCCTCGCCCCAACTCTTGTTGACGAAGTTTGCGGCTTCCTTTTCTGTACCCATGTCCTTTACCCATTTGCCGCCCATCGTGTAGATGCCGATGATTCTCTTTGAATCCTTCTTGCCTGGACCGGTGAGATACTTTACCTTGCCCTTGGCTTCATCAAGTTCAACTTCTTCCCTCATGCCCTGTTCAGCCTTGCGCCACTTATTCATTTCGCGCTTGTTGACTTGATATGGACTGCCTTGCGTGTCGGACTTCCGACCGTACTTATACACAAGTTCCAAATAGTTGATCCGCGAACCACGGGCATATCCTCTGTCTCGTTCAGCCGCTGTCTTGCCTTTGTTTAAAGCCTTTGAAGCCTTCTCTTTTTCACGATCAATTATAGCCTGACGAGCAGGAGTTATTTCTTCATCAACTTCAACTTCTTCCTTGGTGGCTTGTGCAAGACGCTCTTTTCGCTCTTTTTCTTCATTTTTCAGCCGCTCTAGTTGTGCATTCAATTCTTTTATCTTCCCCCATGCCCGAACATCTCTAGCGGCATCTGCTGTTGCAATTTCTTTTTTTACTGATTCAAGGTCTTTCTTTGCTTGCTTAATTTCCTCCCTCACTTTACGCCAACTCTCGTAGTCGGCTTTCATATCTTTCCATTTTTTACCCGCAGCACCAGTAACAGTACCAACAATCCGACCCAACTTTCGCATCATGTTAACTTCATCAAGTTCAACTTCTTCCTTGATGGCTTGTGCAAGACCTGTTTCAATTGCCTTGGCAATCTTCTTGCCAGAGATGCGTCCTGATTGCTTCTTGCCTTCTGCGCCAAGTTTATACATTGGCTCACCCATGTACGAAGTGTCATACATCAGGGTATAGGTTGTCCCAACATCCAACTTTGCAAATGCAACTGGCTTGACAATCTTGACCTTGCGAACACCCTTGAGTGTTGCCTTGTAGTCTTCTGATAGACCCTTGCTTGCAACGAAGTTCTCATGGATGCTGATCAGACCTGCATACAGGCGATTGAAAAGATTCTTTGCGCTGACATCAGTTGCGATTGCTTCCTTGGAGATGACGAGATTCTTATCCTCTGTTGCCATGACGGGGAACAGGCTCCACGAACCCATGTTCTCCTTTGCGCCATATGCAGCATACTGCTTGTGATTGAGTGTGACGCAGAAGACAGGAACAGTTGAATTCTCGCCATCAAAACGAGCGGTGGCAAATGTGCCATCGGTTCCGAACTGCTCTGCAATTTCCTCAATCTCTTCCTTGA